TAGAAATGCAATATGCACATGATGCAGCAGGGTTAGCAGTAAATAACTGCAACTGTAGATGCTGCACAGTTTATATAGCTTAAATAAAAAATATGAGTAACTTTTATAACAAAAAAGCGGTAAGTGGTGCTCCAGTAGACATGGAAGATAATGGTAGAATTATCACAGTCTACTATTCTGCGTTTGGTAATGTCGATAGCGATGGCGATGTTATTGTACCAGGTGCATTCACTAAAACCCTTAAAGAAAACGGACCTAGTGCCAAGAATAGGATTTGGCATTTATTTAACCACTCAACCGAGAAACCAATCGCTAAACCATTCGAGATGATGGAAGATGGATTTGGTTTAAAGGCTAGAGTAAAGATGCCTAATACAACATTAGGTAACGATACTTACGAGTTGTATAAAGAAGGTCATATAACAGAACATAGCATTGGCTTCCAGACTATCAAATCACAAGCTAAGTCAGGCTATAACGAAATCAATGAAATTAAATTGTTTGAGGGTAGTTCAGTATTGTGGGGTGCAAACGCAAATACACCAACAGTAGGAGTGAAAAGTCAGATTAAGTCTGTTCTTGTAGATGAGATGGGTAAAACTATCAAGTCTTTAAGAAACGGTCACTTTACTGATGAAACATTTGAGCTGTTAGAACTTAAACTTAAACAATTACAACAATATCTTGCTGAAATGGAAGACGAAGAATCAGTCGACCCTGAAGAACAACCGCAAACATCTCCTGAAGGCGAAGTCGAAATGCCAGAAGAAGAAGCATTGGAGGAAGAGGAAGACCCGATGATTTCCGTTGAAATCGAGATAAACAAATATTTACAATCATTTAAAATTTTCAACTAATGGTAGAAGAAATTAAAAGTGCTTTCGAAGGCGTTAAAACCGAAGTAAACGGTGCTATCGAAACATTAAAAGCTGATAACGCAGTAGCGGTAGATGGCTTAAAATCAGAATTAGAAGAATTAAAATCTCAAGTTGCTGTAGTAAAAGATGCTGCTGACAAATTAGAGGCAAAAAACAATCGTAAGACAATGAGTGAAAATCAAGTAAAAGGGTTCAATGCAACTCTTGCTGAAGCAATCGAAAAGAATGCTGACAGTATCGCAAAATTAGGTCGTGGTGAAGCAAAGCGTTCTGGCTTTGTATTAGACACTAAGGCAGTAGGTAACATGACAGAAGCAGTTAACTTAACTGGTGACATCCAAAGACAATATGCTCCTCAAGTATATGCTCTTCCTTCTCGTAAGGTGCATTTGAGAAGCTTATTACCAGTAGGAACTATTTCTACAGGTTTATTCACTTTCCCTAAGGAAACAGGTGGTGAAGGTGATGCAGCTCCACAAGTACAAGGTTCTGCAAAATCTCAAATCGATTTTGATATTACTATGACTGATGCTCCTGCTCAGTACATCGCTGGTTATGTAAGAATCTCTCGTCAAATGTTGGATGATGTTCCTGCTATGACTTCTTTCTTACAAGCTCGTTTGTTAGAGAAGTATTTATTAGCTGAAGATGCTCAGTTATTGAATGGTAATGGTACTGCTCCTAACTTAACTGGTTTGACTGTGAATGCTGCTGCTTTCAGTGGTGCTGCTACAGTTGACGTTGAGCAATTAGTACAAGCTATTGCACAAGTTTCTGCTGGTAACTACAGTGCTAATGGTATCTTGATTAACCCAACTGATTGGGCTGCTATCATGAATACAAAGAATACTAACGCTGCTTATAGCCTTCCAGGTTCTACAGTTGTTACTACTGACGGTAGTGTTTCTATCGCTGGTATCCCAGTATTCCAATCTACAGCAATCGCTGCTGATAAATTCTTAGTAGGTGACTGGTCAATGGGTGCTCAAATCATGCAAAATCAAGGTATCTCTGTTCAGTTCTCTGAAATGGATAGCGATAACTTCCAAAAGAACTTGATTACTGTAAGAGTTGAAGCTCGTATTGCATTCCCTATCTACTACAACAGTGCGTTTGTATATGGTGATTTCGGTAACGTAGCTTAATCCTAGATTAATCTAAAATATAAGGGGGCAGCCGCAAACTGCCTCCTTTTTTATGTCCGCTATATTTTAGTTATTTTTGTACAAATAATGGCAAATGCAAATAGTAAGAGATATAACAATAATTTCAGAAGAGGTAACTAACCCTATTACATTAGCTGAGGCTAAGAACTATTTAAGAGTAGACTTTAGTGAAGATGATGACCTTATTGAGTCATTGATTACATCAGCAAGAGTTAGACTAGAGCAATATGCAGGTATTGCTATGACTGAAAGAACTTTGCAAGTTGTAGCTTATGTAGATGAGTTAATAGAGCTACCTTATGCTCCTATAACTAATATTCTTAGTGTAGAGTATTTTTCTGCTAATACATGGGTAGGAATCGAAGATGGTGCTTACGAGGTAATTGGAACAACAATTAGAAAGGTATTTACAAGAGATTATCCTGGCATGGAATATAGGTTTACATATAACTGTGGTTACGACTGTGTACCTAGCACCCTAAAGACTGCCACTTTAAAGCTAGTTTCAGACCTATACGAGTACAGAGAATCATCAGTTGAGGCTGGTAGACCATCTCCAAATTTAACGACAGCATACGAGCTTATGAAGCCGTTTAAACGCATAAACATATTCTTATAATGATAGGTAGAATGCAAAATAGGATTACTTTTAAAAGTAAGACAAGCGTATCTGATAGTGCAGGTGGTTTTGTTAACACACTTGTTGACTATTATACTTGCTGGGCTGAGATGGTATCAGATGCCAATACAAGAACTAATTTAGCAGGAACTGATGGTTTTGCAACTGATATTACATTCAGAATAAGATATACTACATCTAAGGTCTTTGATAAGAAGTTGGTAATCAGCTTCCAAAGTAGATTATACATGATAAACTCTATTATAAATCAAGAAGATCGTAATAAGTATTTATTAATAGGCTGCTCAACACTTAAATAATGGCTACATTCACAGTAGACACTAAGGCATTAAATGCAATTCAAAACAAGTTTAAGCAAACTGCTGAATTGTATAAAGCTTACGCAATTCAAGAAGTTGACAAGGCTGTAAAGGCTATGGAGGTAGAAGCTACTGCAAAAGCAGGTAATTTACCTAGAATTAAATCAAAAGCTAAAAAGCCATACGAAAGAACAGGAAATTTATCTAGAAGTATATCTTCTACCCCTTATCAAAATGGATATGCTTTATTTTCAATGGGTAGCAAAACTGTCAAATATGCTCCTTATGTAGAGTTTGGAACTGGAGGCGGATATAGAATACCAAGATATAAATTTAGCACTAGAAAGCCATTAGATAGTTTAGCATCTCAATTTATAGGTTCAGGATTAAGAAATTATAATATGAAGAATAGACCGTTCTTCTTTAATACGTTTGATGAGAAATATGCAACATTGATAAAAAGATTAAAAAGCTTTAAAGTAAGGTAATCCGATATAAATATATTTCATTAAATTTGTACAAAATCAATACCATGACAATTACATTAAACGAAGAGCAGGTAAAACAATTAGACGCATTTATTCAAGAAATGCCAACTAAATTTGGTTTACCTCTAACCCAGTTCTTATCAAAACTTGCTCAAGAGCAAAATCCTGAGGAAGTAAAAGAAGAAACGGAAGCTTAATGAAAGATTGCGGATACGCTATAAGAAAGGCTTATGTAGATAAGTTAGCATCACAAAGTTACTCTTTGGGTGTTTACGATACTATTGCACCTGATACTGTAGAGCCTCCGTTCTTACTTATAAGCAGCCAAACATCTTTGGAAAATAGTGACAAACAGAGTTATAACTTTGATGTTACTATTCAATTTGATGTTGTGTATAGAACTTTTAAGTCAGGTGAAGTAGGGCAGAAATTGGTAGACCAGTGGACTAACGAATTGTTAGTGATCATAGGCGTTAATGTGCCAAGTTACCCAAGTGCTTCTCCTGACTTTAAAATAGTTACTCGTAAGATGACAAGCAATATTGCTACCTTTGATTATGTAGATGAAGCTTATATATTTAGAAGAGTAATTACAATGGAACATTTTGTAACTCAAATATTATAAAAAATTAAAATAAAATAAAATGCCAACAACAGGAATTTTTAACGGTACAAACCTAGTAGTTCTAGTAGGAACTGAAGTTGTAGCTCACTCTACATCTTGTTCTTTATCAGTAAGTGCTGATTTACCAGATGCAACAACTAAATCAAGTGGTGGATGGGCTGATCAAATCGCAGGTTTGCGTTCTTGGTCTTTAACTACAGATGGTCTTGCTACAGTTGAACCAACAGGTACAAGCTATGTAGTGGGAGATATTTTTGCTGCTTTAAACGGAAGACAAACAGTTACAGTTAAGTTTACAACTGTTTCAACAGGTAATACTGTAGTTCCAGGTGACTTAGTTTGGTCTGGTCTTGCTTTTATAGAAAGTTTAGATATTACTGCTGATATGGAATCTCCAGCTACTTACAGTGTATCTTTTACAGGACAAGGTCAACTAACTCAAGCTCCAAACCCATAATAACACCAAAAACACCAAAATATGAGAGGACATTTTGAACTATCCCTAAGCGATGGGAGTAAGATACCTATGAGGTTTTGTACATGGTCTTTAAAGAGATTTTGTCAACTACAAGGTATTGGACCATCAGATATATCGGAAGCATTATCAGGTAATCAATCTTTAGAAGCGATTACTAACTTGCTTAAAGCAGCAGCAGAATATCCATTGTATAGTCAAGGAATAACTCCAAGCTTTACAGACATTGAAGTATGTGACTGGATTGATGATATGGGTGGATTGGGAAGTAAGAAGTTTCAAGATGTTATGGCTGCACTTGCTGAAAGTATGAATAGTGGTGTTGAACAACCTACTAATAAGAAAGCTGCAAAAGACGCTGTAAAAAAAAATTAGAGTGGATTGATATTGAAAGATATACAATGGGGGAGTGCCAAGTGCTTCCCCATTTGTTTTGGGATATGACGATGGCTGAGTTAGATTTTGTTTGGTATGGTTACCGTCATAAAGAAGAACAAGAATGGTTAAGAGCAAGATGGCAGACATCACTTTTAATTAATATACAACTACCAAAAGGTAAAAAGATTAAACCACATGAGCTTTTGCCACTTGACTGCGATAATCGTAACTTTGTGAAGCAAAGAGTGATGACACCTGAGGAGCTTAAAGAGGTCTTAAAAAAATACGATAATATAAAGAAATAGGATAATGGCAGATAATCAAGTAGACTTAAAATTAAACCTCGATTTTCAAGGGGTTAATGATGCGTTATATCAGATGATTGGTCAATTTAATGGAACTGATAAAGAATTCCAAAAAATTGCCAATAGCATACAAAAGAATGCTAAAAATCTAGAAGCTGCAATTAAGTTATTTGGTCCTGCATCACAACAAGCAGGTGCTGCGGCTAAAAAAATGGAAAAAGATTTCCAATCATTAGTTGCAAATGGTATTGATCCAGCAAGTGCTAGTTTTAAGAAAATGACATCATCGATGCCTACAGCATCTGGATTAGATGCTGCTACTGGTTCATTAAAAAAGAATAATATGCAATGGTCTAATCTTGCATTAGTTATTCAAGATTTACCATTTGGATTTAGAGGTATTCAAAATAACCTACCTGCTTTAATGGGCTCTGTTGCTGGGGCAACTGGTCCTATGTATCTTGCTTTCTCGGCTTTGATTGCAGCAGTAACTGCTTATGACTTAGGTATTTTTGGTGCAACTAAAAAAACTGTTGATTTTAGAAAAGCCCTAAAAGAAACAAATGATGAATTAAGAAATACTCTTAATTACACAAATAGTGAAGTATCCAATTTACAAGGACTAGTTGATGTAATGCTTGATGTTAATACTACTGAAAGCATAAGAAACAAAGCTTTAAATGAAGCTAGAGAGGCAATTACTCAAGTTGATGAAGCTCAAGGTAAAAAAATAAAGACTATTGGTGATGCTATTATAGCTATTAATCTTTATACAGAGGCTATTCAGCAACAACAAATGCAAGAGGTTATTGGTAAAAAAATAGCTGAAATTACAATAGGTCAAATAGAAAAAAGAAATACACTTGCAATTGAAACAGCTAAAGCTAATAAAGGTATTCATCCAGTTAACTGGTTTATGGGTAACACTGAATTGCAAAACTTAGAAAGTGAAATATTAGCTAATGAAACATTACTTAGACAATTAGAAGATTTTAGAAAAAGTAATACAAAAGCTTTATTATTAAATCCAACCTCTAAATATAACGCAAAAGGTAAGACAAATAATCAACTCGATGCTCAAGCAAAGAAAGACTTAGAAGCATCACAAAGATTTAATGAACAAGTTATACAGGGTCTTATAGATACAAAAAAACTTGAAGTTAAATTATATGAAGACGATGCATTTAAAAAATATCAAGTATCTGAAGAACTTTTGCAACTAGAAAAGCAACTTGCATTATTAAAGATTAAAAATAGTGAATATAGTGAAATTCAAAAAGCTAAGCTAAGTGAGGCTGTTTATAAAGAATATGCAAATCAAATATTACTTATAGATCAGTTTATGCAAGAGCAGTTGCTTATTCAAAAAGATAAAGCAAGAAAAGAAAATAAAAAAAGAGATGAAAAGGAATTAAAGGAATTTACTGATGCTTATAAAAATCAACTTAAAGACTTTGACGAATTTTATAAAAATAAGCAAAACTTAAGCACAGGAGATAGGTTAGCACAAAAATCAATATATGAGCAAGAGTCATCAGACTTGCAATATATGCTTGAGAATAACTTAATAACTTATGATGATTATATTAAAAGACTAGGAGAAACTTTTAAAGGTTGGTCAAATAATAATAAAGCTATAGCAACCGAAGCTGCTAATTCTATTAAACAAATAGGAAATGGATTAATGTCTGCATTAGGTCCAGCTATGGATATGTTAATAGATAAAGGTGCTAGTATAGGTGAAGTCATAAATAAAATGGCAGAAGACCTTATTAAGCAATTAATAAAAGTTATAGCAACTGCTGCAATAGCTGCTTTGTTAATGACTATAATTTTCCCAGAAAAACTAGCTTCTGCTGGTATGAGTGGGGTGGATGTTTTTACTGGTTTATTTACACAAGGAATGGGATTAGGTTCAATGGCTTTCCCTCCTAAGAAGATGGCTAATGGAGGCTTAGTATCAGGTCCTACAATGGGTCTTATGGGCGAATATCCTGGTGCTAGTCATAATCCTGAAGTTGTAGCTCCATTGGATAAATTAAAGACATTAATAGGAGGTGGTTCAGGAGGTCAATTTGTACTTAGAGGACAAGATTTATTACTATCTGTTAATAGAGCACAAAAGGCATCTAATCTTAAAGGACAAAATATTAGTTTAGCATAATGGCGTACGTTTTAAAATATACTATAACACAAGAGTTAAGAGATGACTTGGTTCAAGTTGTAAAGATTTACGAACAAGACCCTTTAAATAATTCTGTATATACTTACGAGGCAACATCTATTCAAATACAACCTAACTCAAATGAAGAAGATCCTATTGGCGGTGTAATATCTTCTCAGCTTAATGTATCATTTTTAATATCGACTACAAATGATTATGAAAAATTTCCTGATTTATTAAACTTTAATGATGTTAAGTATTATGTTGAGTTAACAATAGGTGCTGAAACTAAATGGAAAGGTTGGTTATTTAACGATTATATTAACGTACAATTTACTACAGGAAATCAAGAAGTAAACATAGTTTGTATTGATGGTTTATCTTTTTTAAAGTATAAGTTCTATGAATCAGAAATAAGTATTAACGATAATATAAGTTTGTTAAATATTATAGGCACTTCTTTAAATCTTATACCATATCCTAATATGACATTTATATATGCTTGTTGCTCTTATTACGCATCAACAATGTTTGATAGGTCTGATGCAGCAGGTGATGAGCCATTTAAACAAGCATATCAATATAGAAGAGATTTTTTAAACTTAGATTATTATACTATTTTAGATAATATAGTTAAAGGATTTGGTTGTAGATTATTTCAAGCAAATGGTGATTGGTATATATTACCAATGAATCAAATGGCAACAACAATATATTATACAAGATATGTTGTTGAAAATACTCCGTCAAACTCAGGTAATGGTGTATTAGATAATATTATTGATATATTACCTTATCAAGACAATAATGTACATTTTGTAAATAATAGCCAAACCAAAATAGTTAAAAAAGGTTATCCTAATATTGTTTCAGAAATACCTTATGAATATGCAGAAAACTATATCCATAATGGAAATATAAAACAAATAGATGCACTTGGATTTCCTGTAGGATGGGATAAAAATACTACTGGTACTGGTTTAGTTCAATTTTTTATCTATCCAGATAGTCAATCTAATAGATTTAGTATATCTTCTGGAAGTAGTGGTACTGCATCTGTAACTATTGGTGAATTCCCATCTGATTTTGCTTATAAACCACAAATGTATGGTGCAGAAGCAACTTTATCATTTGATTTTCAAGGCTCAATGAGAGTTTATATAGAAATATTAGTACCAATTGGTGCTGGGTTTACTGCATTTTATTTAAAAAATGATGCAACATGGACTACAGTTCCTTCATTCATTGAAGTAGCATCTACTACTGGAACATCTTTTGAAAGCAAAAGTATCACATTGCCTTTAGGAGAGCAAATAACAACTTCTGGAACTATAATAATGGAAGGATATGTAGACTGTGCATTTTCGGTTACAAATGTAGGCAGTACTAATAAAGCTGCTGGTATTATGAATTTTCAATTAAAACAATCTGCTGGAAATTTAACACAAGTTGTTGTTACTCGTTCTATTAATGATAATCAAACATCAAAGAATATCGAATTAAAATATGGATTAATTTATCCTAATTTATTTGTTTATAAAAGTGAAAATTATATTAATAGATTAACAAATGCATCAGGTGTTACTTTGACAGGTTGGTATAGATATGGTAAGCCTACTGAATCTTTTGCTAATTTACCTCAATTAATTATGAGACAATATTCAAATTTATTAAATAGAAATATAGCAACATTAGAGGGTGATTTAGGTGCATATACATCTGAAAATGGAATGATATATTTAGATAAAGTTTATCAGATACAAGATACATCAACTTATTCCTTATCTTATAATGGTAAAAAATTTCTAGCAAATAGATTAACTACAAATCCTTATAACAATGAAGTAAGTAGCGTTCAGTTAATAGAAGTTACAGATACAGATAATGCATCAACTGAAACTTTAGTTTATGATGGATATATTCCAGGAAGAGCACCAAGAGCAGTATAAAAGATATAATATTAAAAATGTTTAAATATAAATAATGCCATCAGTAATTAACGGAACGAATATAGTTCTATATCAATATAATCCTACAACATTTCTTTCAGTACCTTTTGGGGCAGCTACAAACTGTTCTTTTGAGGTTTCAGTAGATCAGAAGGAAGTAACTTCACAAAGTTCTGCTTGGTTTAAAGAATATAAGAATGACGTAGCTACATGGTCCATCAATGCTGATGGTTTTGTTGCTTTAAGCGAATACTCTTATTTATTCTTAGCTAACTTACAATTAAGTAGACAGCCTATATTAATTAAGTTTCAAATAGACAACGATAATGGTAGTGGTACTGGGGCTTTAGGATACACAGTATTCACAGGATTAGCCAATTTAAGCTCACTTAGTTTAAGTGCAGGGGTAGAGGCTGCCTCAACATATAGTGTGTCACTACAAGGCTCTGGTGCATATACAATATCAGGAACTCAAGTTACACCTACAGGTGTAGTTGTAGTAGGTTCTAACGTAGTAATGTTTGACTATACTGCTACAGGTGGTGAAACAACTGTGACCTTTACAGGTGCTATTGGTAAGTCTTGTGTGACTGTTACAAGAGGTGGTATAGAGGTTAGAAGTATAGCTACCTCAGGTGTACCAACAGGTGAGAATGTAACCTTTAACGCATCTACAGGAGTACTTACCTTTGCATCAGCTAGAGCATTGGCTGCTGATGAGTTTATTAGAGCAATTTTTAAATAGAAATTAAAACATGAGTAATCAATTACAAATAACTGGGGATTTAAAGGTAAAGACATTAACAGGTGCATTAACGGCAAGTGCTGGAGTAGTTAGTTCTGTTCCTTTGGGTACTGCTAATGGTGTTGCTACTTTAGGCGGAGATGGTAAAGTTCCATCTGCTCAATTGCCTACAATGGCATCTTCTTATAAGGGAACTTGGAATGCTTCTACAAATACACCAACTATTGCGGATGGTGTAGGAACGGCTGGAGATTATTATTTAGTAAGCACAGGTGGTACTTGGAATGGGATAGTATTTCTTGAAGGAAACACAGTTATTTACTCTGGTACTGTATGGCAAAAAGCTGGTGGCGGAAGTGGAACAGTAACTTCGGTTGGTCTTGCTGCTCCTGCTGCATTCTCGGTATCTGGTTCTCCAGTAACAAATTCTGGAACATTAACTTTAGCTGGTGCTGGTGCGAGTACGGATTATATAAAAGGGGATGGTACTTTAGCAGTATTTAATAGTTCGGCTATTTCTGCGGTATCTGGTAGTTACTTGGCTTTAGCTGGTGGAACTATGACAGGTCAAATTGTGCTTAAAGAATCTTCAAGTAGTACAGATTTTACAAAAGGTTTAAGATTTCCTAATGACCCATTTATTGGAAGTGGAGATATAAGCGGATTAAGATTATATGCTGACACTACAATAGGTCCAGAAGCACAAGTTTTAGAATTATATATTGCAAACGATGGAATAGGAGCTTCACAAGATAGAATAAACTTACAAGCACCAAGCAATGATTTAGTGACTATTAATGGAAATAAGATTTGGAATGCTGGTAATTTAAACCCAGCAAATTATTTACCTTTAAGTGGTGGTACATTAACTGGTGCTTTAAGTGGTACAAGTGCTACATTTAGTGGGGATTTAACAATAGATACAAATACATTATATGTTGATAGTACAAATAATAAAGTTGGAATTGGAACAACTACTCCTGATTCTCAATTAGTAATTAATGGTTCTTCTAATTCTCGTTTTAATATGAGAGCAGGAGATACAAGATATGGTACTTTATATGCAGATAATGGAGTATTTGCAGTTTCTTCAATTACTTCAATTCCTTTAGTATTTGGTACAAATGATATTGAAAAAATGCGTATTACAAGTGGTGGAAATGTATTAATTGGAACTACAACGGATAATGGTGCTAAATTAAATGTTAATGGTAGTGCTACATTTGCAAGTAGTGTAAGTACTGATGCTAATTTAACTTTAAATAATGGTACACTTTACGTTTCTGCTGGTAGTGGGTTAAGTTATTCAAGTAGATTATCGACTGCATATAATTTTCCTTATGTAGATACATATTTAGATTCATTTGGTGGTGCATCTTATGAAGGAAGATTAAACTTTAGAACAAATAGCGGTGG